TGTTGGGGCTTCGTTTCTTATGATGGGTGCTGCTGTGGCCATCGCGGCTTTTGGAATGTCGTATTTGGTAGATTCTTTTAAAAATATGTCAGCCGGCGCGATTGCAGCTTCTGCGCTTGCATTTTTAGCGCTAGGGGGATCAATACTTATACTTGCAAAAGCACTTGGGGTATTGGGCACAGTCGGCCTGCCAGGAATACTTGCTTTTGGGGCCATTGTTGCAATTATAACAGTTTCAATGATCTCCATGATTGAGGCAGTTGGAAATGTGCTTCCCTCCCTTGGGCAGATGTTTAGCATTATGGGCGGCGCCGAAACAGGCGCGTTTGCAGAGTTGGGTAGCGAAATGGAAACAATCGCAGAGGCCGTCGATGATATGAACCTCGCGAAGGTTTTAGCAGTAACAGCAATGATTGGCGTCGGCGCCGGTAGATCTCCGGCCGCAGCCGGCGGCGGTGGTGGCGGTGGCGCTTCCGGCGGAAGTTCATTTGGAGCCCCTAAACAAAGGATATCAATTACCTTGGATGCCGGTCAAACGGAAGCCTTCCTGCGAGGCATCACGGTTGAAACAGAAGGAACTAGCGCACAAAGCGGCGTGGGGATAGGCAGTGAACAATAACAATAAATTAAAAAGGAATTTTACATTATGTCAACTGAAAATTTGGTAGTGATTGAGAATGCTCGCGCTGAGATAAGCGATGAAACATTTGACGCTAATAAGCTAAATAAAAGAGCAGGAGTAAGTCTTGATTCAACATCGGCTAATTCTCTAGATAATTACTTTCAATTTTCAGATAATTATGCAAACTTTCAAAGGATGACGGTGTCATTTCAGAGTATGATTTCTCGCCAGTCTATCAACTTTAAAGCTTTTATAACTGCATTCAACGAAACTTATGCTTCTGACTGGTCTTCGGAAGAGGTTTACGGACGCATGGACCCAATCATGCTTTTCAAAAATACTAAAAGAGTTATCACACTTGGTTTAAAAATTCCTGCTGCTTCAATCAGTGAGGGTTTTGAAAATCTAGGAAAGGTTGGCGAATTAACTAAAATGCTGTATCCCTCTTATAGTAATATAAATGATGCATCAACTATTACGCAGTCGCCATTGATAAGAATGAGAGTGATGAACCTAGCGCACGCTGTCAATGACTCGGTTGGGCTTAGTGACGCCGGCGCAAGTAATTATAAATATACTGAGTATGCAAGTGTTGGATCTCCAAATACACCAGGCTTGCTTGGAGCGATAACAAGCGTTGCCATAAATCATAACTTGGAAAACCCCGATATTGGAGTTTTAGAGATGGCTGCCGGAACGGTTTTGCCAAAGTTAATTGAATTAAATGTTGAATTTGCAGTTCTTCATGAGCATGCATTAGGTTGGGATTCTATCAATAACGAGTCGTTTGGTACAGCAGCAGACTCAGATGCAGCAGGCTTTCCATATGGAATTAATTTGGCTGAAAGTTTAAATCCTGCAATTCCAGATAATACTGCTACACCCAGCCGCGCGGATAATGGCCCAGATATTAACACAGATGAACCTAGTGATGGTGTTGCTGCCCGTCTTCTTGACGCGACTATAGCCGATGATTTTTTTAACAATACTCAAGCTTTTGACGATAATGAAAACGCAGATTTACAAAGTTTAGGTGATTTAATATTAGAATCCAACGCCAGAGGTTTTTTAAGCGGCCGCCAACAACCAGGCAGTAGAAGGTCTCGTATCGCCGAGCGTACAACCGGCTTTATCACGGCAGTGCAACGTCGAGATGGAACTTCCACAAGTCAAATTAACCCTGAGACTTCAACAGACAATTCCAGCGAAGTTGAAAGTTTCAACTTCCAAGATTTTCTGTAATTACTAAAAGGATAGCAAAATGCCAAACAGATATTCAAGCAAAAACGCAATAATTAACAATACACAATATTACGCTCCTATAAGAAGGGGAAAATCTAGCATTACACATTATGGAACCCCTATATTAAGTCACCCAAGTGTCGCAACTAGGCGAAAAATAAAAACTCAAAATTACATTTGGAAATACGGAGATCGTCTATACAAATTAGCAGATGAGTATTATAATGATTCAAGATATTGGTGGGTTATTGCTTGGTACAACTCAACCCCCACTGAAGCTAGTTTGCAGCCGGGCGATGTAATTTCTATTCCTGTTGAGCTTGAAAAAACATTAAAAATTTTAAGAGGTTAAAAATTGGCAAAAGTTCAAAATGGCGTAAGCCCTGAAACGAATATGGAGCAGGAGCTTAATGAGTCTCAAGAGTCTATTAATGAACTTTTTGAGGAGATGCCAGGGTGTATCAGAGATTTGAGAATTGAATTTAATTCTCTGCAAGCACAATGGGATACGTTCAAGGCTTTTCTAGAAACTACTTTTACAGGCGAACCGAGCACTAGCCTTGGAAGCTTCAGATATACATTCGCAGATGGCCCTGTGGGTACAGGCGCCTGGGTCTCCGCCGCCGGCGGCAGCATGGAATGGCAAAACAGCAACACCACAAGACCACAGCATTCATTTGCATGTCGAGGAAATATTTGGCATGAAGTAAGATATTTAAGTGACAAAATGATGCGGGAAACAGCAACACTTATAGGCAATTTTGCTTCAGATGATGCCATTGCGACAGCGATGGAGGGCGATGAAGATCAGAAAAATGAGATGTTAAATGAAATTATAGAAATAACGCATGGCGGAAATGCTGACTATTTATACTGGAATAATGGACAAGATAGTGATATTTTAGAATCTGGCAAAGGAAATTACGCCGGCCATTACGGCGCTGATGAAGCTAAAGTTAAAAATTCATTAGCTCGATGGTTTCTTCCTTACCCATTAAGCGACTCGCTCAAGTCAGATCTTTCCTTCGATGGTCAAGCTTATTTTGCCTCAGATATTGAAATGTCGCATCGCAACTCAACCGAATTCTCAACTCTTGAAGGTTCGTATTCTGAGACGTGGCACCCTTCATATTGGGCCGAAGGAGGAGGCACCAGACTTGCTAGTTTCTCTGTAGAGGGCGCTGCTACCGATCAATTAAGCGATTTAATGATGGAGGCAAACAAAAGATACAATGTCTTTAAAGACACAAATGCTAGCGCAGGTAGTGGAACCTCCAGAAACGAAGACTCTTGGGAAAGATTTTCGCAGTGGACCTATGACGACTTAAAAAACCACTGGGAAAACCCCGGCAATGGCTTATCTTTTACTGCAACCTCGTTCGGCGGTCGTATTCTTTCTCATCCTCTTGGCGCCGCTGGTGGACAATATATTACATCAAATGGAATTGGTAACGCTGGCAACTCCGGAATCCTACGCAACAGTATTACTGTTCAAGTTGGAGGATTTGGATCAATTAATGGTGGCACTAAAGGTGAATTAAGCTCTCATGATATAAAAAGAAACACAATTAGATGGTGGCATCCAACATTGGTTGATGAGCTGTTTGGTGCCCATTGGCTATTAAGAAGAGAAGCTGACTCCGACGATCCCGATTCAAACACGGCGTGGACATCTTATAGTTCAAATGGTGGTAGTTGGTATAGCGGCAGAGCTGCCGATGAAAGAGTTGGAAAAGGCTCTCTTGCAACTTCTGCTGATGGTTGCATGGGCGGTGGATACACAACAGGCGGCATGCGTGGTAGTCGACCAACAATTATGTGTATTTTTGCGTTAGGATCTTTAAGAGCCCCCGACACCTTTCAATGGTGGCTTTCAGCAACTGGCCGATCGAAAAATCCAGCATTGTTTTATAGCCAGCGAAAAATCGGCTCGTATACCGGCTTGGAGGAGTCGGGCTATACTATGACAGTGACTAAGGCCACCATGCTAGCGCGCAGCAATCTTAATGTAAACTTTGCACGGGACTCGTGCAGAGCTTCAGACGGCGATAATAAATGCACATTAATGACCATCCCGTCATATGATATGGGATACTGGAATCGTTCATTCTTTGATAGCGAGGCGGAACTTGCTACATCTGCTCTGGATAGTGGTAAGATGTTTGGTAGTAATGCTCCTGGTGCTGGTTCTGAGAGCGCACTAAGTCAATTATTGGAAGCATATAATGCCTGGAAATCCGCAGTTTGGCAATTTAGAGAAAAACTAGAATGCGCTGTTCAAAAAAGTATTGAAGCTTATATTAAAGTACAAGACTTAAGAGAATTAGCAAAGGCCGTCAGAGATGGTGTTCCAACATCCCCAGCAGACAAAGAAATGGCTGAAAGAATTCTTGAGGAAACAGAAGATGCCGCACTCGGAAATTTAGCAGGGTTTGATTCTAGCTTTACAAAAAGGTTGGTTTTCAAAGAGCAATGTTTTTTGCTAGCCAAAATATTTGATTTAGCTGAATTTAAAACAGGCGTGGATATCAATGAAGATGAAAATTCAACAGCGGCAGCAGTGGGCACTAACCCAGACGGAGGGGCTTACGAAGCTTTTGCTGGTGGTCTTGATTACATACCTGGCTATAAACTTGCACCTTATGTCAATGACATTGCTGAAGAAATGGATATATCCCCTTATGGCACCTCTGGGCCAAAAAACGCTTGCTTGATGGTTGATGGCGATCCTTATGGTTTTATAAATAGGCTGACTCAAAGTCCTGTTCAAGAATCTTTAATGAGCGCAAAAGTTCATGAAATATCATCGCTGCAGCCATTGATAAGACTTTACATTGTAAAATATAATGAAGCGGCCCAACAAGAACAAGAAGTGCCAATCACCTTTAGCTCTCACATCGATTTTGACAACGAGGGCCAATTCGTCGCTGATGCAACGGTTCGTGGACATAATGCTGTCGGAATTAGTAGTTTTGAATTTTCATATGATGGCAGTAACCCGTTTGCCGCAAAGAAAAGCATTAAGGCAAAATTAGTGCTTTTTGCTCAAAATATGACGAACTTACTTGAGGACCGCCATAGTCAAGGATTTTCTAGAAATGAAGAAGGAAGTTTAGAAATAGTAGATCACGTATGGAAATATGTCGATCTAGCATTAAAAACAGCTCCAACTACGAGAGGAGGATTCAGCGGGGAAAACACTCTCGAAAGATGTTCTCAAGTAGATGATAGTATCCTACGGGAACAAAACGAAAATTTAACAAGACTTAATTTTAGACTTAAAGCTGTTGTTGGCTGGGCAGATCCAACTAGTATTAATAGCGATATTCTATCTGATGAAGTTAAAGATGCAATTTATGATTCATATGTAACACTAAATTTGACACCAACGGTACATAATTTTGAATTCGATGATCAAGGTAGGGTTAAATTCAATATTAACTATCTAGCCTACACTGATGACTTTTTCGATCAAAAGCCTTATAATGTTTTTACCAATATCGACATACATAAAGCACAGATAGCCCGTGAATTTACGTATAATGTGTATAGACGCAATTGTATGTCAGATGCGATTGAAGACTTAAAAGAATCAGACGCAGATATTATTCAAGAAGAAAAAACAAGGGCAGTGTCAACTTTAATTAATTCTCTTTTATTAAGAGATAAAATATTTTATATCAATATGAGCATGGATGAGATAAGAACTTTTATGTCTCAAGGGCCGTTTTATGAAATGAATAGCGGGAATGCTATATTGCCACTAACCTCTGAAGATAGAGATGCTGATTTAAGCTCTGATATGAGTAATTTGATCGAGAACTATCTTGATCGAAACTCAGCAGAATCTGAGTTGGAAATCCGTGCTGCATTAAACACTGCTCGCCCTGATCGTGGAGACGTTCCATTCTTTTATTTAAGTGACTTGGTGGATGTTGTTTTAGAAAATGTTGGCTCTCTTTTGCCGGAAATGATTGATTGGCTAAGTTCGGAAGGCTTAGCTAATAGGCATCCAGAATTTGGAGTATCTAGTAATCGTGCTATGTTAGAAACATACGCTTCAAACCGCGCGGCCTATTTAAGCAGAACCACAGAAGGACGCGCTGAGTACATGGAAGAAGTTACGTCAATGGCCGCAGCAGATCGAGAGGCAGCAGAACAAGAACTTCATTTATGTCGAGCAAGAGCACAAGATCCGGACAGGATTGCTAGCACAGGTGAATCTTCGGAGGACGCGCTAGCGCAATGTTCAGCAACATTTTCACAAGCTATATCATTAATTACTCAACGCTCTGAATATAGACTTGGTGACGTATATACCGATGATGATTTTATTGTCGGCACAACATATCTTCACAATATACTGCAAACGTCAGCAGCTGATATTGCTGAACAAAGCGCACAAGAGGCTCGTGCAAGATTAACTGCCAGATCAGCGGCAGCTCGCCGCGGCGGAGGCTTGCTTGGGCAAGCTGACCCGTGCGATATTGTTTTGAAAAAAGCTGAATACGAAAGATTAAATGATGAGTTTAAGAAATTTAGAGTCATATTAGGTCCTATGGAATTAGTAGATTATAAAAACGATATTAGAACGAAGAATATTAATTTAGGGGACATCCCAATATCAGTAAAATATTTTATCGAATGGTTAACAGAAAAGCTATCTGCTAAAGAAGAGGTTCGATACCCTCTTGGTAGTTTTTTAAATGATCTTTTGAATAATCTTGCTAGAAACTTTTTGAATGATGATACTTGTTTTCAGACAAACATTAGACAAAGAACAAGAATTAGTCAAGCCGCAATCACCGCTTATAAGGATGGAGATCCCAATAGTAATCCCAGGGGTCTTGATCAGATTACCAGAGCTATTGTCAGATATTTCCCTGATAAAAGAAACCCTGGTAGAATACCATTGTCTACTTTTTTAAATTATGATGGCCCTCTTAACATTTCTGGTTTGAGAGGAGTTCCTGGTGGCAATGGCGGTTTTGAAAATGAAATAAATTATTTAACATTTGTTGCTGGCCGAACACAGCCAAGAGAAAAGATGACAGGCGATCCCGAGATAGATCACCCAGCGGGCATTTTTCATTACACTCTTGGTCGTTCTGATGGAATAATTAAAAACATTAAACTTTCTAAAACCCAAACTCCAGGCTTAACTGAAGTTCGTTTTGAACAAGAAGGGTACGATGGACTAGCACAGTTAAGAGTTGTCTATGATGTGGATATAACATCATACGCAAATGTTAAAGTTTTTCCTGGCACCTACTTATTTGTGAATCCACAGAGCTTTGCCCCAGGCACATCTTTAGAGCCGGATGATGAATTTAATTTAACACGTTATGGAATTGGAGGATATTACATGGTTATTCGGTCAACGCATAAGTTTGCTGCTGGCAAAGCAGAAACGCAAATTCATGCTAAATGGGTTAATCAAGTTGATGCCTTGGCAGAACAAGAAGATTTAGAGGGCTCATCAGATGGTGGAGACGGAGGATCGAGTCCAAGATGCAGGTGATACAGCATTATTGGGAGGAAATATAAATGTCTAGACATTATAGAAGCAAAAATACAGAATCCACAGCTAAGCTATATTACAAGAATACTTTATTTGTTAGTAGATTCATGGATCAGATTAATACTCCCCATGTAATGGACTTCAATAGAGAGGAAAAACTATTGTTTGGCAGAATCGATACGTATCATATGCCAATTGTCGCATTGCAAGACTCTCTACGTTCTTTAGAATATTATAATGGGTCTCTACCTGTTAAAACTTTAGGATTTGTATCTCGTGCTTTTACAGCACTGGCTAAGCATTTTAAAACGGCCGCAACAAGGGGACAGATTGATGCCAATGATCCATACCTTGGTAGGCTAGTCGCCTATAAGGGATATGAAAATCCTTTGACCAAGTACCGAGAATATCAAAACTCATGGTATTATACACTAGCTAAAAATATTAAAGATAGTCAACATAAAATTGTTGATTTTTCTGATTTGACAAATTCTCTAAAAGAACAATTGATAAATCAAAATAAATTAAAAAGACACCCATGGACGTTTCCTGCTTTTATGAAAAGCCGATTATGCCCAATATCATGTAGCGGTCTTGCAATTGAGATTGCTGACGTTAATAGTTTTCCATGTTCAAATGACGACAAAAAAATTGGTGCTTTTTATGAGAGTCCAAATTGGAAATTTTATGTAAATGCTTGTAATCAGTATGGATTTATGATTGACATGAATGCGCCTTGGAGAATAGTAGCAGACATAGATTCAGAAGCTATGAAAAGATTTGCGGCTGTAAATGCAACTCAATTAATTATCCGGCGCCATTATAGGTATGCATATCCAGAATCATTTAATTCGTTTGATTCTGATTTACTAAGATTGTATAATTTATGTAAAAGCGATCGATATACTGAAAAAACAAATTGTAGTGAAAGCCAAGTAAAAGTTATTCTTCCTAAAAATTACACTTTATCACAATTACAAAACGAATATTCTGACGAATTTTTTATCGAATTATGGCTATTATTTAGATTTTCAGAAGAGGAGTCGGAATTTTCAAAGGCTAAAACTAATATGATGACTAAATCGGTCATATCCCGATACCGCAGCGGTAAACTAGATGGCGGTCTTTTTTCTTTTGAAAAGATTTTAAACAAACCATTTGACTATGTTGGATCCATGACATATAATAGAAAAGCTGCTCAATTACGAGAAGATGAAGGAAATACTTCAGAAGAACCTCAACAGACATTTATGGGTGGATATTGATTTTTCAATCACTAGATGACAAATCAGAATGCGTTGGAATTTATGCAGAAGGCAAACTATCGTTTGATAATTTTCCAACAAATCTGACAAAAACATGGAGATACAGTGGGTCGATTACAGACCCAGCGGTGGAGTATGCTTGGATACGCGCTGGGGGGCGCAATATTACTGATTGCTGCCCAGAAGATTTATGTAACGAACTTCAGGCTACGATAAGAAAAATGAAGGCTTATTTAAAGTCTTTTAAGATTGCAAAGGTTAATATGGCAGATCACTGCGTATTTGATTTGATTCCTCATGACTTTCTTACGCAGTTCTGCGAGATCAAAAATAAAATCACTGAGCATGTGTTTGAGACTTACGATAAACCAGATAACTATGAGCATCTAGACGCTGTATATAAGCTGCTTCATAAAATCCGATATCAACGACTTAATCTCAATAGCGAAGACTGCAAGCACCTGTTTTATTCTTCCATGAACCGACAAAAAATTCAAGAGCTTATGAAAAATTATAGACGAATTGATTACAATATGTTTGGAACAATCACAGGACGTTTAACTACACATCCAGAGTCGTTTCCAATTTTAAATATTAGAAAAGATCTCCGTAGAATAATCAAGCCTCACAACGACTTGATGATGAGCCTTGATTATAACGGCGCCGAGATACGCACATTGTTAGATCTGTGCGGGCAGCAGCAGCCAGAATATGATATCCACGAATGGAATGTTCAAAATGTTATTAACGATCTTACAATGACGCGAGAAGAGGCAAAGTTATATTTTTTTGCATGGTTATATAATCCTGAATCAAATGATATTGAGTCAGACTATTATGATCGTGAAAAAGTTCTTGACAAGTATTACAAAGACGGATATATTCATACACCATACGGACGCAAAATCAAAGTGGAGCAGAGAAAGGCATTGAATTACTTAATCCAAAGTACAACTTCTGATCGCGTGTTAGAAAAAGCAGTGTTAATCGATAAAATGCTTGAAGGCAAAAAATCGTTTATTTCTCACATTGTACATGATGAGATTGTTATCGATTATAATGATGAAGATCGAAACATAGTGTTTGGAATACGGGATGTTTTTGAAGATGGCTATTTGGCTAATATACGTGCTGGAAAAGACTATTACAATTTAAATGAGCTAAAGCTATGATATCTGTAATTGGGCTTGGAAACGCCGCATCAACTATCGTTGAAAAATTCAAACAAACTAAAAACTACAATGTTTTTCAGCTGAACAGCGAAGTTAAAAAAAATTCAAAATATAAGTATAAACTTAAATCGTTTGAAAACCCAGAGGATTACGAAAACAACATACCAAACCTTAAAAAGTTTTTTGCCGATGTCGATGATACTATTCACTTTTTTATAGTAGGATCATCATTTAGTTCAAATTATTCACTAGGCATCCTTCAGCAATTAAATCACAAAAAAGTTGATGTATTTTACATTCAGCCCGATGTTGAGTTGATGACTGGCATGCCAAAAATGCTTGATAAAATTGTATTTAGTATTTTGCAAGAATATGCACGTTCTGGATTATTGAATTCTTTCACTGCCATGTCAAATGTAATGATTGAAAAATCGATTGGCGATATACCAATCAAGACTTATTATGACAAAATTAATGCTTCAATTTTTTCAACCGTGCATTACATAAATTATTTTAATCATGCAGAACCGGAAATTGGTATGACATCAAAACCCTTAGATATTAATAGAATAAAAACATATGGGATATTAAATGTAAAAAATATTCAAGAAAAATGGCTTTATGAGCTTGACATGGAACGAGATATATGTTACTATTTATGTATCAATAAGGACAGATTAGAAAATGAAGGAGGGCTGCATAAAAAGATTGTTGACATGCTTAAGCAGAAACCTAAAAATGCATTTCGACGTATTTCTTATGCAATCTATGAAACAGAATATGATGACTTTGGGCTTTGCGTTGCCCACACTAACGCAATACAAGAATACACTTGACAAGCTACGTTGAGTGTGCCACAATAGAAATCAAGGAAGGCTTGATTTACTTTACCCAACAAATAGGAGAAAATAAAATGGGAATTGATATGGACCTGATGCGACGAAAGCTCGCATCCCTTCGCGGCGAAGGAACAAAAGACAGCACTTCACCCTGGTTTAAGCCAGATGAAGGCGACACCGACATTCGGATCGTGCCG